GACCTTCAACTCGGATGAATCCTTTACCAAGGTAGCGACCGAAACGCAGGGTGACTACGATTTATCCATCTGGGTTCTGAAAGACCCAAGCGTTGCGACTGCCGCTATCGCCGCTGTGACCGCAGCGTATACGCACGCCTGCCTCAACGTCTCTGCCTACCAGTTAGTTGGAACAACAGAGACGGTCTACTATGCCAACTCCACTGAGGTTAAGTCTGCTGGTACAACGGGGATGCTTAGTGGCAACGTCGCGGCTACGGCGCTCGGCGATTTACTTGTTACGGGCGTGGCCCACGGTAATAACAACGCCTCCACGGCGTCGAACTGTACCGAACGCAGCGACCAGGTAGCTGGAGCCTCTGGTGCCTTGAGTCTGGCGACTGGGGACAAGCTGTTCGACAGCACGCCACAGAGTTCCGGCTTCACTTGGACGGGTTCGGTTGCCGCTATTAACCAGGCGCTCGTGCTAAAGGCTGGCGCAGACCAAGCGTCAATCCCTGTCGTTTCCACGGTCGCAATTAGCAGTCCGCCACGGGGCCAGTTCCGGGTGCTCATGCGCGTAGATGGACAAGGCGCAGTCTGGTCGCTTGGCATTGGGTATGCCTATGGAGACATCACGGCGACGCCGAGTGCGTCGAAGGACTACCCTGCCACAACCTCGACTTCAGCAGGCTATGAAATCGTTGACCTTGGGACGGTGACGATTCCGCCAGTGGCGACCCCAGAGAATACGTCGACGGGTGATTTAACTCTGCGGGTTGCCGCGTATCTTTCAACGGCAGCGGACAGCAAGACGCTGGACATGGACTGGATTATGTTGGTTCCGATTGACTTCGGTTCCATGTATCTGTCCAAGACATCTGGCACTGACGTCGTGCTGGTGGACTCCATCAGCGACCTGCGCCAGGCGGTATTGCTGAATGCTAGCGATGTCGTTCAGTCGATTCCATCGGCCCAGGGCGGCGACCCTCCAACGGTTCACCCCGATGGAACGCGGCTCTACTTCGTAAGCGACAACGGCAATGCGGACATCGACGACGGCTGGAAGATGAGTGTGACCGTGCAGCCTAGATTCCTCAGCGTGGCAGGAACCTAATGCCATTCCCGTATACGTTTCCCATCACGTTTGGTGCTGACCTTGAGCACTTCATCGACACGCCAATCATGCAGAGCCTGCGGGTTCTGGTCTGGGATGACTACAACAAGGCAACGCTCCTCGACGATTTCACCGACGACTTCACGGGCTTGAGCTTTTCAACTTCGTTGCATGGCGGGTTCTCGCGGTTGTCGATGAAGGTGCCGATGGGACTTGACCGCATCTGGCTCTACCTCGAACGGGAGAACTCACCTGGCAGACACTTCGCGCATATCGAAATTCTTGAGGAGCAGTCCATCGTTTGGGAAGGTCGAATCATGGTGGTCGGGCTCGACCCCAGTGGAGTGAATCTCTCGCTCGCTATCGAGGCGTCCGGCTATTGGGGAAGCTGCCGTGACCAACTCTATGACCCGGCGGACGCAGGCCATACGAATTGGACGTCCGGCAGTAACCACTTCGCCAACGAGATAATCGCGGAGATGCTGACCAGCAAGTGTCCGGACATCAACGCCGACCAGTCCAACATGGACAGCCCAAGCCTTGAACTGGCAGGCATAGACCTGACCGCCAGGGACTACCCTCAGAACATCATCGTCTCCAAGATACCGATGACCAGCGATGGAACCGACCAATGGTTCTTCGCGATATGGGAGAACCGGAAGCCATACTTGAAGCAACGGGTAGCAACCACGCTTCACTGGACGACGTACACCTCAGAGCTTGGCAGCGGCTCCAGTCTTCAGCAGGACGCATACCAGTTGAGGAACAACATCCTGCCAGTCAAGGACGGCACCGAAGGCACGGCAGCGGCGGACGCTGAACGCAGAAGTACCGTGCCAGTGCGCGACCTACAACTGACGATTCAGAAGGGTGTACCAACAGCGGCAGAGAACGAGGAACGCGACAGGGCGCTGGCTGAGAAGAAGACCCCACAACAGAGCCAACGGTTCATCGTGAATGGGCGCATCTGGTCGACCGAAGACGAAGGTGCATTCATGGGGAAACCGTTGTGGAGGGTACGTGCGGGGGAGGTGATACGCATCGCAGACCTCGTCCCGGCAACCGTTGCCACGCCAACCTTCGACGCGCTCCGCACGTTCTACATAAACGAAACCAGCTACGATGCTGTCAGCAACAGGTTGACCATCGTGCCAGACCGACCACCAACAGACATGACCAGGCTGGTGACCCGTTCCATCCAGACTGAGTTAGACCGCTAGGAGGAACCATGGCAAACGAGTTCAAGCATAAAGCAGCGGGGGCAACGCTCACTCAGGGCGAGTGGGAGGCGACCGACGGCACGGGTCATACCTTCGACAGCCAGGCCACTGGTGACATTGCCTATGCTTCTTCAGCATCAGTCATGTCGAGGCTAGGTATTGGTACAACGCACGCTGTCCTGACAGTTGTGGGTGGCGTGCCTGCGTGGGATTTGACTCCGGTGCTTACCACTGTTGACGCCACAACTGACTTCACCATTGGAGACACGGTCATAACTGATGGGGTTATCACCGACTCAACGGGTATCGCACTAGCTGGTGAGGTCACGGTTACAGGACACGTCCTACCAAACGCTGACGATACCTACGACCTAGGAAGTGCCAGCGCGGCATGGCAAGACCTATTCCTTGAAGGCGATATCACAATGACCGACGCCGGGAAGATTGCGACCAGCGCCGGAGCGTTGACCTTAGAGCCAACCACTGACGTGCTCGTTGCTAACGGTACAGGCTTGGTCGTTGGGCATACGAGTCAAGAGACAATCTCGATTGGAGATGGAGCCACCGACCTGATACCCGAGGTTCAAGTATTAGGAACGGGCCAAGTTGATGCGGCGATGCTGCTTGCTGCATTCTCCACAACGGCGACGGCGGCTGGCGCTCCATTGCTGGCCTTCGCGAAAGGCGGCAACGGAACGATAGGGAGTCACACGGTTGTAACTGATGGCGAGGAACTAGGAAACGTCATTTGGTACGGCGACGATGGTACTGACCTTGAGGCCGTCGCTGCATTGATTCAAGCTGAGGTTGATGGCACGCCGGGGACTGGAGATATGCCAGGCCGATTGATATTTGCAACGACCGCAGACGGCGCTGAGACTGCGACTGAGCGAATGCGTATTGACTCAGCAGGGCTGACAAAGGTGACAGGTGACTTTGAAGTAACTGGCAGCACCATCTATGACTCAAGCCCATCTGATGAAACTGTGTCCGGCCTCATCGCCAAGTTCACAGCAGGAGAAGACCTTGTGCGCGGTGAGGTTGTTTTCTTCAAGGCATCAGACTCCAAGCTGTGGAAGGCGGTGGCAACGGCGACGGGAACGATGCCGGTTGTCGCAATGGCGGCGGAAGACATATCTGCTGACGCTGAGGGCAAGTTCCTCCTCCAGGGTTTTTGTACTGACAACGGAAGCTTCCCTGCCTATACGGTCGGCGGAAAGATTTACGCCCCAGAAGCAGAAACGAGCGGAGAGAACGTACCTGAGCAGGCGGCCCCTGATTCTGATGGCGACCAAATTCAAGTGCTTGGCTGGGCAGTGACCGCCAATACACTGGCGTTCTTTCCATCCAACGATGTAATTGAGCACGCGTAATGCCGAGCAAGTGCAGCTACCACATAACAACTATTGATGACAAAGGCGGTGACACCGTCGTGGTTCATTTCTATATTGATGAGGGCGATATCACGACAGTAGCTGAAACCCAGCTAGCCGCAGGTGGGGGAAATGAGCAGGTCAATGTCACAAGGTATCGGCCTACAGGAATCGTCCAGCAAGAGTTGGGAGCTACCTTTAGCAGCACTGGATATATCGCAGAGTTGAATCGCTATCTAGCGGCGAACTTCGTGACCGACTCAAGAACAGCAATAAGTGAGCAGGCGTTATGAACGACAAGCAATTTTTCTTGCGATACCAACCTCAAATCTTAGGCTTGGCGAACACGTCCGAAGGACGAGACTTGCTTGGCATCGACCAAGGCGTTCCGACGGTGATTGAGGTCATGCCTTGGTATGTGAAGTGGCTCATAGGTCAGGGCGAATACCAAACGGAGTTCCATGTGTACGCGGTCTTCTTCCGGAGAGTGATGCACCGATGGAAGGAAGTCAGCGCGGCTATGGAGTGGCAAGCCAATTCATTTCTTGCTCGACGTGGCGGGCATCTACTAGTGCCAGCGGGGTCGGATACGCTGACCGCTAGGCCAGACGCCGATACCGAATCAAGTACCGTAGATGGAATGACTGGCTTTCAAGGATTGCCGGACGGTGGCGTTGGCAGGCAGACATTCGCCAACGCTAGAGGCGATGACGGTTCGACCTATCCTTGCTGTACTCGTGACGCTCAGGCATATATCGGATTAGGTATGGGATACCGAGGCGGCGGCGGCGGTGGTTGGGAAGATTTTCAACGTGGCTTTCACTTGTATGACACCTCGTCGATAGGTTCCAATACGGTGACCGCTGCGGTGAACAGTTGGGTTTGTAGCCAAGCATCTACGACCCTCTCTGAGTTGACGTGGTGCATAGTGTCTTCCTCGCCAGCGTCGAACACGGCAATAGTCGCCGGAGACTATGACAGTTGTGGGACAACTGACTTCGGCAACATAGAAGCCGATGCTTTGAATACCGACGGAAGTTCCTATAATGCGGTGACCCTTAACTCTGACGGTCGAGCCGCGATTGACCGCGCAGGCATCACGAAATTCGGTTGGCGGCACGATGGCGACCGCTCAAATACCGAACCAGGTGGGTTGCCAGGGTCAGGCGCTGAGAGCGCAACGATTCTATTGCGGTCGGCTGATGAGTCCGGTACGAGCATCGACCCAAAGCTGGTCGTGACCCACGCTGTCGCATCTGACATTGACAACGTCAACGGCATAGCGCTTGCGAGCATTCAAGACTTTAACGACGTGACCGCTGCCAACGGCCAATCGATTAACGGGGCCGATTTCTAGGAGTAACATGGACATCAAGGTGCTTGACAAGATAGAGGCATTGACGAAAGAACTGAATGCACTGCGAGAAAGGCAAGCTCAAGCGTCGAAGGTCGTACAGGATTGCTCCGCGTTAATCCAGCAACACATTGGAGCCATCGCGGTGCTCAAGGATATGTTCCCTGATGGGGTTGAGGTTAAGAAGCCATGACGCGGCTGTATCCAGCGACCGCGTTGATAGGAGTAACGGTCATGCTCATTGTGCGATTGATTAAGAGGCTGCTGTTCAAGCCGAAGCCTGTTGAAGATGATACCCAAGACCTCGTTGATGCAATCATGGGGCTCTATCGCGGCCCGTTTTTTGAGGCTGGGCCGATTAGAGTTCGCACGCACGTCACTCCACCTGACGATGATGACGTCATTGTCGCGCCTACGGTGTAATCATGATGCAAAGATTCAGGCCACAAATCATGGCGGCTATCGTTTGCGGAACCCTGTTCGGTGGGTTCGGTATGTGGATTGGATTGCAGATGGGGGCCACTGAGGTGGTCACCGCAGTCATCGGGTCGGTGTTTGGATTCCTTGGCGGCGTTTCGCTCAAGGTCTTAGAGCAGGAATAAGGGAGGAACTATGAATCACCACATGCGGCAGATAGTACCCAGAGCATTCCGACGGGTCATGCGAGTCCCGTTGCTTGGACTGGCGCTGCGGATATTGGCCAGCCCATTCACCATGGTCTACCTCCTACTGAGAGCGCTGGTAATAGCGGTCATCCGCGCACCGCGAGCGCCGATGGCCACGTATCGTCGACTGGTGCGGTTCCGCGATTGGGTGT